CCTAAGCATCTCCTAATTTCCGCCTAATTAGGAGTTGACACAGACCCGCTCTTCCCTACTACACTGCACCCGTTCCACCGGATGAACATGTACATCCTTTCTGAAGCTCAATTCGATCAGATCAATAAGGCGCTTGATGCTGCCCGCTTTGCTCTGGACACTTGCCAGCACGTAGCGCTGGATCTGACTAACCCCAAGCAGACCATCCCACTGCCTGCTGGCGAGAAGATCGTTCGCGCCCAAGCGAAGTCTCAAACTAAGACTCGTAAGTCCAGCCACAAGGGCAAAGGAAAGCGGGGTGTGTCGGTGCTGGATGAGGCGAAGGTGCTGGAAATTAAGCGCCAGTTGGCTGCTGGTGGTAAGTCGGTGGCCAAGATCGCTAAGGAGTTTGGCGTGCACTCCACAACGGTGAATTGCATCAAATGGGGGAAAACTTGGAAGCACGTCTCGATCCAGCAAGAGACCGCTGAGGTTGCGGCGTGATGGCGGCTGAACTACAGCACGGACACGCGACTAGAACCGGCCAAACGCCGACCTATAAGTCGTGGGTTGCAATGCGCCAGCGCTGCCAAAAACCCGGAGTTACTGGGTACAAAAATTACGGTGGCGCTGGCGTTCGCGTCTGTCCAAGGTGGGACTCATTTGAGAACTTCCTTGCCGATATGGGCGAACGTCCTGCAGGAACTACCTTGGGGCGCTTTGGCGACAAGGGCAATTACGAACCGGGAAACTGCGCGTGGCAAACTTCTAAGGAGCAAGCCAAGTCTGGATCACGCAACAATCAAGCAAAACTTAGTGAAGAACAGGTCTTGTGTGCCAGAGCGTTGTATGAGCCAGGTACTCGCCACAAACGTAATGGGTGCTCGCTATCCAACATGGCTAAGGACTTAGGTGTCCGAAAGGGCACTCTTGGTAAGGCTGTGAGTGGTGTTGCTTGGGAGCATGTGTAGCTATGGCTATTCTTGCCGACATCGACATCTTCACTCTGGCTAGACGAGGGCTAGTTACGCCTTTTGACGCGGATTTAGTGAATCCTGCTTCGCTAGATGTGCGCTTAGGTAAAAACTTACTGGTTGAAATACCGAGTTCTCCGACTTTGGTCCCTTACTCCATTGCTGGGCACACGGCAGAAAAACCTTTCATGCTCCATCCGCATGAATTTATCCTCTCTGAAACGCTGGAGGAGTTCAAGCTGCCCGACTGTATTGCTGGGCAACTGGCGCTCAAATCCAGTCGGGCTAGGGAAGGTATCGAGCATTTGCTTGCTGGGTATATCGACCCTGGCTACTGCGGGAGGCTAACGCTGGAACTGCAAAATGCGCGTTCCATGCATCCGGTTGCTTTGTGGCCTGGGATGCGGATTGCGCAGATTGTGTTTCATCGGATGACGATGCTGCCCAGCAAGGACTACTCCCACACTGGGAGATACCAAGGCGACAAAGCTGTTCAGGCGTCAAAAGGATGAACGACAACGTGAGTCACCCCAGTCATTACACGGCTGGGAAGGTTGAAGTCATTGATGTGATCGAAGATTGGGTACGGCACGCACCTGACCCGATTGTTGGTGGCTTGCATTGGCAGGTCATTAAGTACATCAGTCGGGCGTGGCTGAAGAAGGATCCGTATGAGGATTTTTGTAAGGCTCGCTGGTATCTGAACCGCCTCATCAATACCTTGGCTATGGAGGCGTACCGGGAATGACAAGCGCTAAAGCTTTAGCCGTCGCCATTCTCATGGCATACGACGAAGCACCGACTGTTGAAGACGGATTGGCCGGTACTCTCCGACTTTTAGCCGACAGTCTGTGGCCAACTGAACCGGAGCCACGTTGGTGGCAACCTGTTCGCCAGCACAACAACCGCGCTCTGATTCGCACGTGCCTTTTGGCTATTGCATCTGAGCTGGAGGATGGCGAACTCGTTTAAACACTGGTGGCGAGTTGTCGCCAAGGCCCTGGGAGAAAAGGCGCACCAGCACGACCGGATTGCTGATCAGGTTGCACTGGTGCGCTTTTGTATCTTGGCGGCTTACATGATCACAAACATTTTCATTTGCGCAGGAGTTATCAGGCACTGGAATGGCTAACCATTGCACTCACACTTTCAGACGAATCACCAACACTCATCAGTGGAAACATAAGCCAAACCTGTACACCTACAGGCTGAAGTGCAAATGTTGTGGGCACAGGTGGAATGTTTACTTTGACCGTGTTGCCAAGAAAGAGGTGCAAGTGTCTCTGCGGGATATGCCCAACAACCGTCGCAGGATGACACCGAAAGAAGTAAAAATGATTTTGGAGGATTGGCGGTTTGACCACACCTTGGCTAATGCCTTAGGTATATCGCGCCAGTCAATTCATTCAATTCGGACAGGACGGACGTATAAAGATGTCTGTCCTGAGATCCCGCGCCGTCGATTGAAGCAGCGCCAGCAGCAAGGAAACGGTTGTGTCAAATGCAAGCACTGGCATAGAGACACGTGCGGTTTTGATATTCCTGAAGCTGGTGAGGCTGGATTTTTTACCGAGTGTTCTCTTTTTTCTGAGTGATGGCAGTCACTATTAACAGCAGGCCGTGCCAACAGTGTGGCAAACACACGACGAACCCGGTCATGTGTATGAGGTGTTATCGCTCCAGTCCGGCTGGGCTTGAGGAGACTCGGATGGATCGGTTGCGCCAGAGTTACAAGCCCCAGGAGGATGGGGGGCCTTGCAAGCACTGCGTTCATTGGGGAAAGCGGTGTTTGCTGGGACTTCCCGAGGGTGGGACACTCGCGGCGGCGGTGCTGTGCTCGGCACGGGAGGTTGACAGCCTGCTAGAGTAGTAGGGTACAAGTTGCCCTACCAGGCTTGGACTTTCTTCTCGGTATCGAGCACCTCCACACGCTCGATGATGAACGGCTGATCGCGTTTGACTCGGAGACAACGCAGCTCCAGCCAAAGATGGGCGGGATGCGGTTATTGCAGTTGGGTCCCCCAGGCAAACCGCCTGTGGTGCTCGACTGCTTTGATTTGGATGACAACGACTGGATCGTTGTTGAGGAATTTTTCACCGTGGAGCGCACGTGGGTGGCGCACAATGCTGTTTTTGATCTTGGCTGGCTACAGGAGCACGAGATTTATCCGGCGGGCAAAGTGCTATGCACCATGCTGGCCAGTCGGATTCTTACTAACGGGATGCCCAATGTGAAGCACGGGCTCCAGCACTTGGTAAAGCGTTACCTGCACGAGGATATTTCTAAGGAAGAGCAAAAAAGTGATTGGTCGGGTGAGTTGACCGAAAGCCAGCTGGAGTATGCGGCTAAGGATGTGTTGGTGTTGTTGGATTTGTTTGATCAGATCCAGCAGCGGATGGCGACAGCTGCGCTCCACCCAGCTTGGTACTTGGAGTGCAATGCGTTGCCGGCGATGGCGCAGTTGTGGCGTACAGGTTTGCCGTTTAACGAGAAAGACTTAAAACAGCTGATCGAGGATTTGGATATTGAGCACTACGAGGTAGGTGAAAAGTTTATTGAGGATTTTGATGCCGCTTTGCCGGACGGTCACAAACTTTGCCGTGGTATTGATGGCAAGTTGCTGTACCAGACAAAGCCTGGTCCGAAGGGTAAAAAAGTAGATCCCGATGTGTTTAACCTCAATAGTCCTGCGCAGTTGTTGAAAAAATTCACTGCGTTGTTGGGTGAGGCGCCGATTGATGCCAAGAACGGGAAGCCCAGTGCCAGTCGCATGGCGCTCCAGGAATATGTGGGCGATCACAGGATTGTTGCTGACTATCTGCGCTGGAAGAAAGTTGAAAAGAAGCGACAGATGGCGGAAACATTGCTAAAGAACTTGGCAAAGGATGGGTTTATTCGTGCTAGCTACATGCAGCTGGGGGCTGATACCGGAAGGATGAGTTGCATGAGTCCCAACCTGCAGCAGATTCCGAGGGATCAGCGGTTTAGGGCTTGTGTTCAGGCGCCAGAAGGGTGGAAGTTTGTGGTGGCGGACTATGGGCAGATGGAGTTGAGGTTGGCGGCGGCTGAAGCTAAGGATTCTCTTATGACTCAGGTGTTCCAGCAGGGGAAAGACCTCCATACGATTACGGCGACGCAGATTTATGGGGTCGCGGAGGATGAAGTTACAAAGGAACAGCGCCAGATCAGTAAGTCGGCAAACTTCGGATTGCTCTATGGAAGTGGCGCAAAAGGGCTCAGGAACTATGCGGCAGCGACTGGAATCCAGATGGATCTTGCTGAGGCTGCGGAAGTGCGGGAAAAGTTCCACGCTGCATATAAAGGCATCTCCGCATGGCAGCGCAA